TTGCAAATATTAACTTATTTTGGTCTGAAGCGCAAGCATAAATATATCGAAAGAGGAATTATAAATGTCATCCCAAGTACAATTTAGAAGAGGTACAACTACACAAAACAATGCTTTTACTGGAGCACAGGGTGAGATCACCTATGATACCGATATAAAAACATTGCGTTTGCATGATGGTTCCACAGCTGGTGGTGGAGCGACAGTTGTTACTCTTTCTGCAACTCAATCACTAACAAATAAAACATTGTCTACCAATTCTGTATGGGCTGGTAATGCCATTGGTTTAACATATGGTGGTACTGGTTCTTCATTAACTGCTACAGCTGGCGCAGTTGCTTATTCTACTTCTGGTGGTTTGGCTCTTAATTCTGCTGGTACTTCTGGCCAGTTGCTACAATCTGCTGGTAGTGGTACACCAATTTGGGTAAACGCTTCTTCTCTTACTACTGGTACTGCTACTAACGCTACCAATGCTGCAAACATTCAAGGTGGTTCTGCAGGTTATCTAGTTTATCAATCAGATACTAATACAACTGCATTTATTGCTCCAGGTGCTTCAGGATATGTTCTTCGCTCTACTGGTGCATCTAGTGCTCCTTCTTGGGTTACTTCTGCTTTAACAATTGGCTCTACTGCTGCGCAGGTTGGCGATACTACAACATCGTTTGCTGGTGTCACTTCTATAACAATGAGCAATGGAAGTTATGGTGGTGCAACTGTTGGAACTATTACTGGTACTGGTCCATGGACAGCAACACTCACTGGTATAACATCTACCACTGGTATTAATGTTGGACAAAATATTTCTGCCACTGCTGGTACTGGAACTCTCTTTGGTGGTTCTCCAACCAGCGTAGTTGTAGCAAGCATTGTTTCTGGAACAAGCATTACCTATACAGTTACTGGCGGAACAATTCCAACTGCTGGTACTGTTACTTCTCTTACCACTCTTGGTTACCTACAAGTTCCATCAGGTACAACTGCACAACGACCATATACACCAGCAGTTGGTATGGTTCGTTATAATTCTACTCAATCTACATTTGAAGGATATTCTTCAGGTGCTTGGTCATCGCTTGGTGGTGTTAAGTCTGTTGATGGTTACACATATATCCAAGCAGAAACTTCTGCTGGTGCATCAAATGGTGACTTAGATTTTTACGCAGAAAACTCTGGTGGTAATGGTGCAACTCAGGTTGGTCAATGGAACAGAACTAACTTAAAAGATTATACTGGTACTCTAGTTGGTACTCAAACAACACAGAATGTGTTCAACGCAACTGCCACTACTGTTAATGCCTTTGGCGCAGCCACTACTTTAGCACTAGGTGCTTCTAGTGGTACAGCGACTATCGCCAACCCAACAGTAACATTATCAAATGCTACTGCATTAAACCTTAATGGTTCTTCACCAGTAATTGCTACAACTAGCACTACTGCTTCTGTGTTTAATTCAACAGTTACAACACTAAACATTGGTGGCGCAGCTACTACTCTTTCTATCGGTGCATCTACTGGTACTGCTTCAATTAATAATGCTACCGTAACTCTCGGTAATGCTACTACATTGAATATAAATGGAGCATCACCAACGATCGCTTCTTCTTCTACTGGTACACTAACATTATTCAATACTAATTTAACTACTCTTTCTGCGTTTGGTTCTGTCACTTCAGGAACTATTGGGTATAGTGGAACAGGTGCTTCTTCTACTTGGAATATTAGTTCTGCTGCATTGTCTGGAGCATTTACTAAAACAATAAACATCGGTACTGGTGGTACCACTGGTTCTACTACTACTATTAATATTGGTTCTTCGGTAACTGGTCAAACATTAATCCGTGGTGGTTTGGCAGTTGGTAGTACAACAAATACTACTGATGGCGAGATTCGCGCAACTGCTGCAATTACTTCTTACTACTCTGATGATCGTTTAAAAGATCGTAAGGGCAATATTAAAAATGCTCTTGAGAAAGTTTTATCTCTCGATGGTTTTCATTATACAGCAAATCAAACAGCTGCAGCTTTGGGATATGATTCTTCAAAGGAAGAAGTTGGTTTATCTGCTCAGCAAGTTCAAGCAGTTCTCCCAGAGGTTGTTGTTCCTGCACCAATTGATGACAAATATTTAACTATTCAATACGAAAGAGTTATCCCATTGTTAGTCGAAGCAATTAAAGAGCAGCAAAAACAAATCGAAGAATTAAAAGCAAAACTAGGAAACTAATATGGCGATTCCAGCAACTAGAGCCGACTTTAAAAATTATTGCCTACGCAATCTTGGCGCACCTGTGCTTGAGATAAATGTAGACGATGATCAATTAGAAGATCGTATTGACGAGTCGTTAGATATTTTTCGTTTATATCACTATGATGGTATTGAGAAGTTATATTTAAAGCATCAGATTACTGCTTCAACAATGAAGATTACATCTAATAATGGATTGTCTTTTGCTGGCAATTCTAAAATTGTTGGTCAAACTTCAGGTGTTGCTGCAACTGTGTATGGTTCACAAAATGGTGTGCTTCCATATAACACTGATCAATCTTTACTTTATGTTGCTCGTCTAATTCCTGTTGTTACTGGTCGTCCAGTTGGACCGACAATTATGTTTACTCCTGGAGAAACTATTGTTGGAAAAGATGTTAATGGCAACACAGTAACTGGAACAATTAGCACTGCCACTGATTGGTTTACTCCTGGCGATATCGAGAACAAATATATTCCTATCGCCGATTCAGTTTATGGTGTAACAAGAGTTATGCCATTATTTCAAGGAACATCTTCTTCTAAATCAATTTTTGACTTACAATATCAATTAAGATTAAACGATCTTTACGATTTGTCTAGTACTTCATTGATTTACTACACAACTGTTATGCAACACTTAGCAACATTAGATTTGTTGCTTAATGGTAAACCTATCTATCGTTTCAATCGTTTAGAAAACAGATTACAGATTGACATTGACTGGCTCAATGGTCAAAAGATTGATGTTGGTAACTATGTTATTATTGAAGCATATCGTGGTTTAGATCCTGTTGAGTTTACTAAAGTATGGAATGAACCATGGCTCAAGCGTTATACTACTGCGTTGTTCAAGCGTCAGTGGGGAACCAACCTGAAAAAGTTTAGTGGTTTACAACTTCCAGGTGGTGTAACATTGGATGGCAATTTGCTGTATAACGAAGCGAATGCTGAAATTAAAGCACTAGAAGACGAACTACAAAATAAATCTGCTCCACTTGACTTCATGATGGGGTAATTAATGCCACGCAATGTCTACTTTTCCCAAGGAACTGCAAACGAACAGTATCTTCTTGAAGATATTATTATCGAATCAATGCAGATTTATGGGCAAGATTTCTACTATATCCCAAGAACACTCGTAGCCAAAGATAATATTCTTGGTGAAGACAGACTGTCTGAGTTTAAAGAAGCATATGGTATAGAGATGTATCTTGAAACTAATCAAGGATTTGAAGGTCAAGGTGCTTTCATTGAGAAGTTTGGTTTAATGATGGAACAGTCAGCAACTCTTACTGTTGCTCGTCGCCGTTGGGATCAGTTGGTAGGCAGATTTGGTCAGACTCAATTACCAAATAGACCAAACGAAGGAGATCTACTTTATTTTCCTTTGACTAAAGGTCTATTTGAAATTAAGTTTGTTCAACATCAAGATCCATTTTATCAACTTGGTAAACTTTATGTTTATCGTCTTAATGTTGAATTGTTCCAGTATGCTTCTGAGCACATTGACACTGGTCTTAAAGATATTGATGTATTTGAAACACTTAAAACATATGACACTGACTATGCTAGAAATGCGATTGGTTCAGTTACTCATGTTAATATTACCAGTGCAGGCGCAGGATACACTATTACGCCAACTATTACATTAACAGGTGGTGGTGGAACTGCTGCATTCCAGCCAGCAAGTCTTTCGCTAGAATTAACATCTGGGTCAGTTTCAGCAATTAATATTTTAGATGTTGGTACTGGATATGATACTGCGCCAACTATTAAAATTGGTTATTGGTGGACTGCATCTGCTTCAGTAAATACTAATACTAATGTTTCATATAGCAACAAAAATTATAAAGTAACAACTGCAGGAACTCTTGGTTCTACTCCACCAACACATACAACTGGCTCTGCTGCCAATGGTTCAGCAATATTATTGTATGTTGGAACTCCAGCTACTGCAGTAGCAACTATCGAATCAAATCCAGATTTACCAAACTCTTATGGTGACAATATTAAATTTAAAGCTGAAGCAACTGATGTTGTTTTCAATGTTAATAATCCGTTCGGAGATATTCAATAATGCTTAATATCCCACCATTCTATCACGGATTGACTCGTAAAGTTATCGTATCATTCGGCAGTCTGTTCAGCAATATTAAAATTCAGCGTGAGAAAAACGATGGGACAATTGGTCAAACTCTTGTTGTTCCATTAACATATGCGCCAAAAGAAAAATGGTTAGTTCGTATTGAACAAGATCCAGGATTGGAAAAAAATACTTATATTACTCTTCCAAGAATGTCTTTTGAAATTACAAGTATGGCATACGATGCGTCAAGAAAAACAAATCGTATGAATAAAATTACTGCCAATAACAGCGATACATCGCCAACAACAGTAAACCAAGCGTATAGTCCTGTTCCATATAACTTTGACATTTCGCTTTATATTATTTCAAAAACTCAAGAAGATTGTCTTCAGATTGTTGAACAGATTCTTCCATTCTTTACTCCTGAGTTTACTCTAAGTATTAATGCTGTTCCAGAGTTAGATTTAACTATGGATATTCCTATTATTTTAAACAGTGTAAATATTGAAGATAATTATGACGGAACTTTTCAAGAGAGAAGATTTGTAACTTATACACTTAACTTTACTGTTAAATCTAATTTCTATGGTCCAGTTACAAATGCTGGTCCAATTACTACTGTCTTTATTAATGATACACAGCCAAACAGAAAATATACTGCTCACGGCGACTTTACTACTAAAACAATTACTGAAACTTGGAACGATACCTTTTAAATAATGGCTGATTTTTATAATGCAAATCCCAATCTGAAATCGATTGGAGTACAGGTCAACTATACTCCAGAACAGGTGCAGGAAATTATTAAGTGTAAAACTGACTATATTTACTTTATTGAAAACTACTGCCAGATTGTTACGCTTGACCATGGTCTTCAGTTGTTTAAACTATATGATTGTCAAAAGAAAAAGTTAGATATTATTCATACTAACAGAAAAGTTATTTTGATGGAAGGTCGTCAGCAAGGTAAGACAACTACTTCTGCTGCTTATATTCTTTGGTATACATTATTTCAAGAAGCCAAGACTGTTGCGATCCTTGCCAATAAAGCAACTGCTGCTCGTGAGGTTCTTACTCGTTATCAAACTATGTATGAGGGACTTCCTATCTGGATGCAACAAGGTATCCGTGGTTGGAATAAAGGGGATATTGAGTTAGAAAATGGATCTAAAGTTTTCACTGCTGCTACTTCTGCTTCTGGTATTCGTGGTAAATCTGTTAATCTTTTATATGTCGATGAGGCAGCGATCATTCCTAACACTGTTGCTGAGCAGTTTTTTACTTCTGTTTATCCTACAATTTCAGCTGGCGAAACGACAAAAATCTTGTTATCTAGTACCCCACTTGGGTATAATCATTTCTGGAAATTTTGGAACGATGCCGAACATGGTCGCAATGGTTTTGTAAATTGTTTTATTCCTTACTGGGAAATTCCAGGAAGAACTAGAGAATGGGCTGATGAGCAGAAGGGCATTCTTGGCGATCTAAAGTTTAACCAAGAGGTACTATGTAAGTTCCTTGGCTCGGCAATGACTTTGATCAATGCTGATGTTATTGGTATGATGTCGCCGACTTATCCTATGTTTTCAAAAGATGGACTAGATGTATTTGAAGAACCAGTCTATGAAATGGAATCTGGTAACTTTGATAACTTTGGTAAGCCAGTTATGAAACCACCACACACTTATGTGTTAATTGCCGATGTATCGGCAGGTGTTGAAGGCGACTATTCGGCTTTCTCAGTTATTGATATTACATCGGCACCATACAGACAGGTTGCCAAATTTAGAAAAAACGATGTATCTGCGCTGCTCTACCCGAACTTTATATACAAGGTAGCTAAAGAATATAATAATGCCTACATTTTAGTAGAGATAAATATAAGTGAGCAGGTCGCTAACATATTACATAACGAATTAGAATATGATAACCTTTTGTTCGTGAATAGAAACACCCAAGGACAAACAATTTCTGGTGGTTTCGGTGGTGGTCGTGCCCAGTTGGGTGTGATTACTGATAGAAAGGTAAAACGAATTGGTTGTATGAACCTGAAAACTATGGTCGAGGAACAAAAGTTATTGATTCCAGATGCCGATACTATTTCAGAGATTACAACTTTTATTGAATCAAAGGGTTCTTATGCTGCAGATGATGGGTACTGTGACGATCTAGTAATGACTTTGGTTTTATTTGGTTGGCTAACTACCCAACCATACTTTAAAGATTTAAATGATATCAATCTAAGGGATCTGATCTACAGGTCTCGAATAAAAGCGATTGAAAATGAATTAACCCCATTTGGGTTTATAGCAGACGGACAGGGTTCAGAGGAAAAACCTCTTCTAAACTTCTAAAATACTAAATAATCTAGTGAATGCTTAAACTTTCAATGGCACAAACAAATAACATGTACATGTAACAAGGAGAATTACAATGCCTTTTCAACTTAGTCCAGGTG